AAAACGTAGTGGAGGTTTATTAAGATAATGGCTACATTTGACGATTCAACACTTGGTACTACCGCAGGTGCAACAACACCTACTTATAACTCTAGTGAAATTGCTGCTCCGAAAATCATTACAGTACAATTTGGGGATGGCTATAGGTCAAGAAATACTTTTGGCCTTAATCAAAACCCTAAATCTTATAGTTTGACTTTTATTGTTTCACTTGCTGATGGAGATAAAATTTTAGCTTTTTTTGATGAAAGAGCAAAATTAAGTCAAAGTTTTACGTTCACTCCACCAGCTACAAGCACAGCAAGAACATTCGTTTGCGATAAATATACAAGAACAAATACATATTTAAATAGGGTTACTATATCAGCAACTTTTGACGAGGTATTCCAGCCATGAGTATTGAAACTACTATTCCTGTAACGGAATTACAAAATTTAGAAAATATATCAATTATTGAATTATTTGAAATAAAACTGGTATCTGGATTGCATTACAGTGAAACCAATGCAAACCCTACTATTAGTTATAAATTTCACAATGGAACAAATGGTATAAGTACTGACATAAAATGGCAAGGTGAAACTTACACTGCTGTTGCTTGCCAGATAGAGGGTTTTGAAACTGGTGATAATACAGTCATGGCAAGACCTACAATAACTTTTGCAAATGCTATTAGTAATTTCTCAACAATTTTAGAATTAGTAAACCAAATAACACCTTTTAATGATTTACAAAAAGCAGAAGTAATAAGAAAAAGAACCATGGCTCGGTTTTTAGATGCTGATAATTTTACTAATAATACAAATCCATTTGGCTCACCAGATCAAACTAAAGAATTAGAGTCACACCATTATCAAATAAATAAAAAATTGGTTGAAAATAATGAAATTTGTAGTTTTGAATTAGTAAATACTATTGATTTTGAGGATTTATTTTTACCTAGAAAGCAAATTACAAAAGACAGATTCCCAGCTACAGGTACTTTTGTTTTTGTATGAACTGGAAAGAAGACGCTAAAAAACATTTTATAAAAAGTAAGCCAGCAGAGGGATGTGGTTTTTTAGTAGAAAGAGGTGGAAATGAATTTTTTTATCCCTGTAAAAATCTTGCATCCCATTTAGAAGAAGAAGTTACTTTCGCTATAGATCCTTTAGATTATGCAGCTTGTATAGATAGTGGTGCTGACATACTTGCAATTATTCATTCTCATGTAGAAGGCAATGCCGATCCATCTGAAGCTGATATAAAAAATTGTAAGCTGTACATGACAGATTGGTATATTTATTCTATACAAGATGATAACTGGTGTTTTTTGGAGGCAGATTAATGATTAGAAAAATTAAACTTTATGGTCCTTTAAGAAAATTAGCAGGAGTAAAAGAATTTAATGCAGACGTGGCTAATGTTGATCAAGTTTTAAGCTTTATTAAGGTTAATTATCCTAGTTGCAAACAGCATTTATATGAAGCTTGTTATAGCGTTGTTATGAATGATGTTGATATAAGTTGTGCAAATTTAGTAATTAAGGGTGAAGGTGATATAAAAGTAATACCTTTTGTAAGTGGAAATTTCTTTTTACCTTTTTTAGGAACTTTGTTTTCTGGTTTTTTAAGTAGTACTGTTACAGCAGCAGCAGCTTTTAAGTCTGCTCTTATTGTTGGTGGATTAAGTTTTTTATCTGATTTACTTGCCCCAACTCCACCCACAAGTAATGAGATAACAAGTGATCCAGAGGTTAACTCATTTATTAGTGGTGCAACTGCTAATACCACAAAATCTGGTGGTGCTGCCCCTTTGGTTTTTGGAGAATTTTTAGTTGGTTCAGTGGTTATAAGTGCTGCCGCTGATACAGTAGAAGTATTCAATAATACTGACGCATAAAATATGGCTAGAGAAATAAATGCTTACAATCGAATAATAGATCAAGACAACCTTAGGGAAGATTTACCTAGTAATTATTTAAGGGCAGTACAATATTTTACTTTTCTTGATTTGGTTTGTGATGGTGCTGAGATTGAAGGTTTTGCTACACCTTCAGCAAACGGTGTAGCGATTCCGACTTCACTTTTTTCGCCTCTACAAGCTGATGTTGAAAATCAAACTCCTGAAGAAGTTCAATATTTAGAATTAGCTGAACAAGATGTTTTTTTAAATGGTAGACCGGTTAGAAATGCTGCTAATAAAAAAGTAATTATAAAGACTTCTATGGCTATAAGAACAGGAAAAGAAGGTCAAGAAATAATGGGAGGAATTGAAACCGTAAGAAGGTCTGAAACTTTAACGCCAGCTATCGTCAGAAATAATAAGCAAATGGAACAAAATAAAGTAACTGGTACAGTTGCAGCAGGTCTTACCGTTGAAGATACTCCATCCGTTATACTTGTAACTCTTAGTTGGGCGAGTTTAAGACAACTACACCCATTCGATGGAAGTTCTCAGGGTTTAATAGTAACTGAAGGTCCGTTTGCTTCCGCAGCTAATATTCCTAATCCTGTAGAAAGTTTTGAGGCAGGTGCGGTTCATCCATTGATAAGAGTTTTTCTTGCAGATGGTGTTACTGAAATAGGACGGCGTGAGGAGGGTTTAGCTGCAATTTCAGTTGGACCTTATGCTCGTGATTATCAAATACCAATACCAGAAACTTATCGAGATACACCCCAAAAGTTAATTGATAATTTTCCTTTGCAAGTTCAAGTTTTTAGAAAAGATATTGAATTTAGAGCAAATAGTTCATTAGGAAGAGATCCTTTTGCAAATGTAATGGCAGGGCGAGAAAGAAAAAGAATGAACGTCTATGAAGAAGGCTCTAGAAGATTTACTGAATTTAGTTTTGCAAGACTTCAAAGTTTAGTTTCTACAAACCAAGAATTTGCAAAATTTCCCGGATCTGCCTACATAGGTTTGCGTTATTGTGCAGAACAGTTTTCAAGCATCCCACAAAGGCTATATAGAATTAGAGGAATAAAAGTAAAAGTTCCTATTGGTACAAATAACGGTACAGTGCCTATAGACAATGTAAATGGAAGAATACTTTATCCAACAGGCTTTTCTTTTGAAGGTTTAAATAATAATACAAAACGCTGGACAAGTGATCCAGCTTGGATTCTATATGCACTGTTAACAGAGGATTATGGCCTTCAAATAGATGAAGATAAGATTGATAAAGCATCTTTTTTTGAAGCGAGTAAACATTGTTCAACACCAATTACAGGTGAAGATACTCCAAGATATTCATTCAATGGTGTAATCAACCAAAGACGCAAAGCATTAGATTTAATAAAACAGATAGCAGGTTTAATGAGGGCTACTGTTTACTATAGAAATGGCAATATAAAAATTGCTTTAGATAAAATCGAAACAACAACAAACTATTTATTTACTAATGCAAATGTAGTTGATGGCAAATTTAATTATGCGGGAATAGATAAAGATAAAAAATATACCCAAGTAAATGTTTCTTATTTCAATAATAATATACAAGAATTGGATCAAATTTCTGTTAGTAGTAATGATCTTGACCCTGATTTTGAAACAAAATATGGCTTAAATCAAACAAACATTCAAGCTTTATATACAACTGATAGAAAACAAGCAGTAAGACTAGGAAGGTCAGTTTTATTTTCAAATTTACTTGAAGGTGAAATTGTTAGTTTTGATTGTGGTTTGGAAGCTGCGGCCATGTTAGAACCTTTTCATATAATAAAAATTGCTGATAGGTTAAAAGAAAGGTTCAGAGCAAGTGGAAGAGTAAAGACAGTTACAAGTGGAACAGTATTAGTACTAGATGACAGCACAAATACAACAGTTGGCGTTGTTGGCGATAATTTTTTAATTGTTGATAAAGATGGAGGGCTACAAGAAAAAACAATACAATCAGTAAGTGGTAGTACGGTAACATTATCGTCAGCATTAGATCCTTTACCTCAAGCTGGTACTATTTGGGCAGTAAAAACTGGAAATATACAACATAGAAAATTTAGAGTTTCAAATATAAGACAAAGTTCAGATTTTACTTTTTCAATTACAGCAATTGCATATGACGAAACTAAATATACTTTTATTGACAGACTTGATCTTGGTAATGGAATTGGTAGAGATCCGACAACTTTATTAGATGAATTACAACCACCACCAATAATTGATATTAAAGAAGAATTAATTGTGGTAAATGGTAGGCCAACAAGTCGTATTGTTTTAGATTTTGGATATATAGACGGAGCAGTAAAATATCAAATTAGTTATAGCCAAAGCGGAAACGGACCTTTTGTAAGTTTTCAATCTAACAACCAATTCATTATTTTAGATAATCCAGCAGGTCTTTATGAATTTGAACTTAGATCCGTTGATGCACTAGGTAATTTAAGTGTAAATGCCTCCCAACGTAATTTCACTGCTCTTGGTATTATTAACCCTGCGGTTGGTGATGTACAAAATCTAAGGGCTGTAGAAAGCGGTAAAAATTTAATTTTAACTTTTGATCCATCTGAAGATTTTGATGTTTTGAATGGTGGCTTAGTAAGAGTTAAATTTGTTCCAGATACAAGTGGCGCTGGTAGTTATGGCAATGCAACTTTTGTCAAAGATGTTGATGGAAGTTCAACTGAAATCCCTATATTTGATTATGAAAATGGTGAATATCTTTTAAAATTTATTGATGTTAATGGTAATGAATCAGTTAACCCTACTTCAGTTGTTGTTAATAGAGTTGTATCTACAGATAGATTATTAGCTCTAGCGATAAGAGAAGATCCAGCTTTTGCTGGAACATCTGATTCTGGAACCGTTAATATGGTCAAAGATAATTCACTTAATGCTTTAATTCTTACAAGCGGTGAAAACTTTGATGCATTAACCAACGTAGATAATCTAACAACTGCTTCAGAAACTTTTGCAACTTTAGATGATGTCTCTGGTGGCATAGCGGATTCTGGTACTTATGTTTTTGACGCAAATGACATAGATTTTGGTGAGGCAATTAGATTTACTGTTGAACCCCATATAGTTAAATCTGGTTTTACCTCAGTAACTTTGTGGGATGATTTCATAGACCTTATGGATACATGGCCGATAACCAATTTCACTGGTGGTGGTGATCCTACAGATAGTGCAGATGTGACATTTAAAATTGCCAAAAGTCAAACAGCAACAGCAAGCACAAGTTTTGAAACTTTTACAACAACAGATATGACCGCAAGAACGTTATCTTTTAAAATTGAAGTTGTTAATGATAGTGGCTATAAAAATGTCAAGATTACAGAATTAGGAGTCAATATATTTGTTGAACCAAGAACAGAGAGAAGTATTGATAATTCAAGTGCGACAAATGGTATTTTAACAAGTTCAAGCAGCGGACCAACCACAGTGACTTTTGCTACGCCATTTTTCGCAGGGTCAGCCAATGTTGGTGGTAGTACCACAGCTTTCAAACCAGTTATTGGATTAAATGTAAATAATATGCAAGACAATGATTTTTATACAATTGACAGCGTTTCCTCTACAGGATTTGTAGTAAGTATTAAAAATGATCCTACATTATTTGGTTCAGCAGGTGATTTTGTCGCAAGAGAATTTACATATAGTGCTTTTGGATATGGTTCGGGCTAGTATAATAGGAAAAACATAAAATAAAATGGCAAAACCAGCAGATTATGTAGTTGATAATGATACAGGAGCTAATGTCCGTACTGATTTAAATAATCTTTTTGAAGCAATACGGCAAAATAATGGCTACGGAAGCGAGCCAACTGTTAAATACAATTATATGTGGTATGCGAACACATCATCTAGTCGCATGGCCTTTTACAAAGCAAATGCAACTGATAGAGTTGAATTTATAAGTTTGACTGATGGTAGTTTTTTTGGCCCTAATGGTTCAGCGGCAAATCCATCTTATACTTTTACAAACTCAGCTAGTACTGGTTTTTATAGAAGTGCATCTAACCAAATAGGCGTTTCTAATAACTCAGTTAATACAGCATTATTTAAAACAACTGGAACGGAAATAAAAGGTAAACTTGAAGTTGCGCCAGCTTCAGGTGATGCAGATTTTGATATTAAAACGTCTGGAAACTCAAATGACTCTGCAATTAATCTTATTGCTGATACAACCCACACAACTGGCGGTCTAACAATAACTAGAAAACAATCAGCAAATGGTAACTCAGAAATATTACATAAAGGTACAGGTGATCTTGTTCTTGATACTGATGACAAAGGTGAAATAAGATTTAAAACAGACAGTTCCGAAAGATGGCATATAAGCGGAGATAATAATGATACAACTGGAACAGTTGCCCTTGATACTAGAGGTTCATTAGTTTCTCATGGTAGAACAGCGGGTAGCTATCTTACTACGGCTGGTGCTTCGTTTTTCTCAAGAGATACTATATTTGAGGGTCTTAGTTTAGTAAAAAGTGGCACTATTTGGGGAACAGTTTTACATATTAATAGACTTGCTTCTGCTGGTTTACCTGATACTGGATCTGTAGGTCGTTTAATTGAATTTCACTATAATAATGGTGGTGTAGGTACGATAACTACCGATGGAAGCAACACAGCATATAACACTGGTTCTGATTATAGATTAAAAGAAAATATTGTTGATTTGGCTGATGGCATCACTAGGTTAAAAACATTAAAGCCATGTAGATTTAATTTCAAAGCTAATACATCAAAAACAGTTGATGGATTTTTAGCACATGAAGTAACGGCAGTTCCCGAAGCCATAACAGGGGTTAAAGATGACGTTGATAGTGAAGGCAAACCTATTTATCAATGTATAGATCAATCAAAATTAGTTCCATTATTAACTGCTGCACTTCAAGAAGCAATTGTTAAGATAGAAACATTAGAAACTAAAGTTGCTGCATTGGAGGGTAGTTAATGGCGATTATTGCTGCTGTTAAAGATTTTGACGTTGCAAGACGTAACGATTTTCCTTTAACACTTACATTTAAGGATGGTAATAGTGATGCGATAAATTTAACAGGCTATACCGTTGACGCAGAGGTCTACAGTATTACATCTGATGGCTTTAGAGACACTAAATATGCTGATTGGTCTATAACTTATACAAATAGAAGTGGTGGCATTGTAGATATAACTTTAACAGATACACAAACAGCAGCTTTCAATAAACATGAATTAAAATACGATGTACAACTAACTCAACCAGATGGGCAGAAATTTCAATATTTACGAGGTACACTATATATAAATGAGGGTTATTCAGAATGAGTACGCCTAATAAGGTTGAAGTAAGTCAAGTCAGTGAAGTTACCACTGTTGAAATTACAACGGCTGGTCCACAAGGACCCTCATCGACAATAAATTCAGATAATGCAGTTGATAATTCAATAGTGTATTATCATCAATCAAGTGGTACATTTAAAGCAGATGCAACTACTACTAAACTTACTCTCGTAGATGGAGGAAACTTTTAACAATGGCTAACACAGTACGCATTAAAAGATCTACAGGATCTTCAGCACCAACAAGCCTTGCAAATGCTGAGTTAGCTTTTGCTGAAGGTAGTAAAAAACTCTTTATCGGTATTGGAACGGGAGGATCGGGTGGATCTGCTACAACTATTGAAGCAATAGCTGGAACTGGTAGCTTTTTTGATAAAGATACAGTAAGAAGTGCTAATGCTGTTTTATCTGGGCCTACAACAGGAAGTGATGCTGCACCTACATTTAGAGCTTTAGTGGCTGCTGATATTCCTTCATTAGCTCATACAAAAATAAGTGATTTTGATACAGGAGTACAAACAAATAGATTAGACCAGATGGCTGCACCAACAGGTTCAGTTTCATTAAACAGTCAAACAATTACAAACTTAGCTGACCCTGTAAATAGCTCTGATGCAGCTACAAAGTCTTTTGTTGAGGCTACGGCACAGGGATTAGATGTTAAGGATTCTTGTGTGGCAGCTACTACAGCAAACATAACAATATCTACTGCACTTAATAATGGAGATACGTTAGATGGTGTATCTCTCTCTACTAATGATCGTGTTCTTGTTAAAGACCAATCTACTGCTTCAGAAAATGGTATTTATGTTGTAGGTGCAAGTCCAGCTAGGGCAGACGATTTAGCTACTGGTGCTGACGCTGCTGGCTTTTTTACTTTTGTTGAGCAGGGAACTGTAAACGCCGACAATGGCTTTGTTTGTACTTCTAACAAAGGATCTGCTGTTGTTGGAACGAATAATCTCACTATTGCTCAGTTTTCTGGTGCTGGTCAAATTACGGCTGGTGATGGCCTAGATAAATCAGGTAATACACTTTCCCTTGATTTAAAATCCAACGGTGGACTTGTTATTGAATCTACAGAATTAGCTATAGATCTTGCTGCTAGTTCTATTACAGGAACATTAGCTGTAAGTAAATTAACAAGTGTTACTTCAACAGCGACAGAATTAAATGTACTTGACGGAATAACAGCTACCACTACAGAACTAAACCTTATGGATGGTGGTACTTCAGCTACATCAACGACTTTAGCAGCAGCAGATAGATTTGTTTGTAATGACGCTGGTACTATGAAACAAGTGGCTTTAAGCGATCTGGTAACATTTTTAGAAGATGAAAGTGCATCCAGCTTCAACATAGATGGTGGATCTTATTAAATTTAGCTATTAGGAGGCAAGGCCAATGGCTAACGAAATTCGACTTAAAAGAGGATCAGGAAGCGACCCCGGTGCTAGTGATTTAGTTACTGGTGAATTAGCAATAAGAACAGATAATGGTAAATTATTTACAAAAAAAGATGATGGCTCTGTAGCTGAAATATCAGGAGAAATAAATATTGTAGAAGATACAACTCCACAACTTGGAGGGGACTTAGATATGAACTCTAAGTTTATATCTAGCGGTATTTTAGGTGTAAAAAATACAGGTTCACAATCTGAATTACGTCTTTATTGTGAAGTTAATAATGCTCATTATGCAGGTATAAAAGCACCAGCCCATGCAAATTTTAGTGGAAATTTAGTATTTACTTTGCCAAATGGATATGGCTCTAGTGGTCAATTTCTAAAATCTGACGGATCTGGTGGTACTTCTTGGGATACTGCAACAGGACCAACAGGACCGACTGGACCGACAGGACCAACAGGACCGACTGGACCTACCGGACCTACTGGACCCGGTGGCCCTGCTGCAACTATAGCTGTAGGAAATACTACTACTGGTAACGCTGGAACCAGTGCTTCAGTAAGTAATTCTGGTTCATCAAGTGCTGCCACATTCGATTTTACAATTCCGCAGGGCGCAACTGGTCCTACTGGACCTACTGGCCCTACAGGACCTACTGGACCAACAGGTAGTCAAGGCCCTACAGGTAATACAGGTACAGCAGCAACGATAGCTGTTGGCAGTACAACTACAGGTAGCGCAGGATCAAATGCCTCAGTTGCTAACTCTGGATCGTCCAGTGCAGCAACATTTGACTTTACTATCCCAAGAGGTGATACAGGTTCAACT